CATTTCAACTCTAGCTCTTTCGTTTTGTTTATAACGAACCTCATCTTGTATGTGTAAATCCTTTTCTTTTAATTGTTGTTCCAAAGTTTCAACCTTTTTTTTTAAAGATTCAATTTCGGATTTAATAGGATTATATCCATCATCCATTATACACCTTTTCTAGAGTTAAATTTTCGCTTTTCATATCTTGAACAGCCTGACCTACAAACCCACCAAATTCCATAGATACTGAGGGAGGGAGCTTTTTCCTTTCTATGGGTGATAACAAAACATACTTGGCTACCCAAACATCTAACGGATTATTAAATTGTGATGGGCTTGTGTGATCTAAACCTATATCAACATAACATTGTTTAATTGGTATAAACTTTGATTCGGCCATAAAGTTTTGTACAATTATTTGTACAATAAATCAACAATTTTTATATATTTCTTTTCAATACTATATATAGTATAAAATCTCATTGATTCACTATGAAGCTAAAGGAAATACGCTATAAACGGCATAAAATAAGGGTTATTTGGGAAAAGTGCAAAGACTGCATGGCCTTATATGACCCTAATATTTCAACGCTTTCCATTAGCCCCAAACTATCAAAATTTATGCTAGGAAAAATACTTTTCCATGAAGTTTGGCATATAATTTGTTACTTAAACAATAAAGATATAAATAAAATAGGGGAAGAAAACACAGCAATTCTTGCAGAAGAATTTGCCGTAGTTCTTTCAAAGAATCCTACATTAAAAAAATTAATTAATAGTTGTGTGTGATTCGTTTTCCTAAAAAAAAATATAAAATAATTTATGCTGACCCACCTTGGTACTTTAAAAGCTATTCTAAAAGAGGCGAAGGAAGGAACGCTACCAATCATTATTCATGTATGGAGTTTGATGATATATGTCGGCTTCCTATTGCTAGTATTACTGACTTGGATTGTGTTTTGTTTCTTTGGGTTACTGATCCTTTTCTTGAGAAATCTTTTAGACTTCTTAAAGAATGGGGTTTTAAATATAAAACGGTGGCTTTTACATGGATAAAAACAAATGAAAAAAATAATTATTTTATGGGTTTAGGTTATTGGACTAGGGCAAATCCTGAAATGTGTTTGTTAGCGACTAAAGGCAAACCAAAAAGAATTTCTAAAAATGTAAAACAATTAATTATTGATAAGCGTAGAAAACATAGTGAAAAACCACAAAACATAAGACAAAGAATAGTATCTTTATGTGGCGACTTGCCAAGAATTGAATTGTTTGCTAGGCAAAAAGTAAAAGGTTGGGATAGTTGGGGAGATGAAATTTGAAAAAAGTTAAACTAGAACCCTTTGAAGTAGAACTAGCTTTTGAAAATTCAACTAGAAGATATATCTCTATCCTAAAGCAAGGAAAAACCTTTTCTTATGGCTATACTGGTGGCTTTGAAAAAACTATTACCGATTCTGTGTTGGGTTCTTTAGGAGAAATAGCATGGGCGAAAGCCTCAAATACTTTCTTTAATAATTCTTATAGCGATTCGTATGCTAGATATACCGACTCCGATTTTCAAAACAACATTGAAACAAGAACTCAAAATAAAAAGGATTATAATTTCTTGCTAATTAGACCTGGAGAAAAAAAAGGAAAATATGTTTTGGTTATCCATGAAGGAGAATTTAACTTTTCTATTGTGGGTTGGTTTCCTTTTTATAAGGATATGCCTGAACGGCTAACAAATTTTGGACACCCCAATAGACCAGCGGCTTATAAGGTAGATATAAAAGAACTTAATGATATTAATAATTTATGAATAAAATAAACATACAAGTCTATAAACCTTTTGGTTCTTCTATTTCAAGTCAAGATTTACCTTTTGAATTAATGAAAGATTTTAGGGAAGATTTAAAAATGATTCAAGAGTTGCCTGAAGAAAAAAAGAAAAATTATTGGTTTGGTTATAAGTTGGCCGGTGGTTTGGGAAATGAAGGAGAATTTTTAATAACGCCTGATGTTATGTATAAATGGAAAAAAAAATATTTTGACCAAGTTATTACTTATTATACCGAATGTCATTATCCTGAAAAAAAGGTAGAACGCATTATTATAAATTCAGCTTGGCATAATTTCATGTTAAAAAATCAATGGAATCCTATTCATACTCATTCTGCTTTTACTGGAATACAGGAAAATCCATCGGTTTCGGTGGTGGGTTATATTGAAGTACCAAAACAAATGAATCCTATTAATGGAGCTAAACCTCATTACGATTTTAGCGGTTGTGTGGAATGGAGAGAAGGAACGGAAGGTATGTTTCAATATGCTAGTTATAAACGCATCCCAAAGGAACGACAATTTTTTATTTTTCCAGCCAATCTTCAGCACTTGGTATATCCACATTCCGCAGATAAACCTAGAATTTCATTTAGCTTTAATGCGGTTATAAAGTTTAAAAATACTGACGATAATAAATAATTCCCATTACAATACTTACGGAAATTAAAACTCTTAATTCTATTGGGGAACTCCAAAAAATCTCAAATGTTTCTATCATTTTATTTTAATACGGAATAAATTTATTATGTTTTTTAAGATTTTCTTTAGTT